CGTCGAGGCTGGGGTTCTTGCTGTGGTAAGTGGGTCCCCAGTTCTCGACCTCTATACAAGCCTGCCGCCGTAGCGACAGGCTTTTGTGTTTCTGGGCTGCTTGCCCGGCGCCGGCCCGATGGCGTTGGTAAGACTCTCGGGCCGGCTCCCGCCTGATATTTGATGCTGTGCTGTGTCCTGAAGGCGGGCTGTGATTCTGGTTAGGCGCGGCGTTCGCCGCTTCTGCGCTCGCTTTGCCGGCGATCCTCGCCCCGCCGCTCACCGCGTCGACGCAATGGGCGCAGCGCGGCGTCAGTTGTCTCGCCTGACGCGGGGGAATTGCGCAGGTAGGCCCAATCGATATCCGGCCGGGTTTCCTCACAGGTGACGGCCCCGCTGGTTTCACGGTCCAGCGCAATCGCCAACGCCGCGTTCGCTCGGCGGTTGCCGTAAGCCACCTGCTTGAGCTGGCCGGGCGTTGTGTCGCAACGGGTGGCCAAGGCCTGCAAGGCGTTCTTGTCCAGCGGCTTGATGAATTCGAGAAGATTCATGTGTTCCTCCATTGGAGAAGCACATTAGCAATCGCTAAAGGAATACGCAATAGCAAACCGTAATTTACAGTTTGCTAACGACGGCAGACCATAAGGAGATGGATATTTACCAGTCCCGCATAGCCGCCCTCAAAGCCCTGATCGGGGACTCGACGCTCACAAAGTTCGCCGAGCGGCACGACCTCGACGCCTCATACCTGTCGCAGATACTCAACGGCCACAGGAATATGGGCGAGCGCGCCGCTGCGAACTTGGAAAAGAAGCTGGCTCTGTTGCCGGGCACCTTGACCGCTCCAGGCTCCGGCGAAACTCCTGACCCAGGCAGCGCTGCGTTTTCTGTCGCCGCTCAATTGGAAATGGCCAGCAGCGCCGCGGTATCCGATGCACTGGGTCGGTACAACCAGCAAAGGATGCTGCCTGTGATCGGAGAAGTTCAGGCCGGAGAATTTTGCGAAGCCGTTGATAATTTCCAGCCAGGCCACGCTGATGAATGGGTCGAAGCCGGCGGCCCCGCTGGGCCACGCGCATTTGTACTGGTCGTGAACGGTTTCAGCATGTTCCCCCTATTGGCACCAGGTGAGAAGGTCGTGTTCGATCCCGACATGCAGTGGGCACCCGGCAACATCGTGCTCGCCAAACGCATCAGCGATCAATCCGTCACGATCAAGAGGCTGTGCCGGGATGGCAACGAGTACTTCCTGCAGGCCACGAATCCCGACTGGCCCGACAAGTTCATCAAACTCAACGAAGAGTGGATGGTATGCGCCCGCGCGCGGCGCAAGATCGTAGAGCTCTAACCATCAGCGAGGGACCGCATGCGCATCTATCGCAACACCAAACAACCAGACCGCACCGGCCTGACTTGGGAACAGACCTGGCAAGGCGAAGATCGCGGGCTGATCCGCTCCTGGGAGATCGGCCGACGCGACGCACTACGCAATCCCGAACTGGCAGCGCGCTGCAAGGCCGGCGAGCTCCCGCCATTGGGCTGGAAAGGCGGCGGGCTGAAAACTCTCAAGAAGCTTACCCGCTGGGGCTCGCTGCACTACCTGGCCGAATGGCAGGCGCTACGCGGCGAACCGCTGCACATCGACCTGAACGAAGAGCCAACCATCATCTGTAGCCGCACGGGCATGATCGTCACCTTTACCGGTGACCATTCCAAGCTCGCCGGCCAAGGGAATGACACCGACGACGAAGGAGCAACACATGGATCTGCACCAGGAATTTCAGAACAGTCGCTTTTTCCATCAGGCACGGATTGAACGCCGTGCAGTAGATGAGCTGGTTGGCATGAGCGCCGGCCTTATCGCCGACGGCGCCATCAACCAGCAGGAGGCTGAGTTCCTCAAGGCTTGGATAGAAACAAACCTCGGCCACCTAGATGATCCGGTCGTCAATCTCATCTACCGCAGGCTTGCCAACATGCTGAGCGATGGCATCTTGCAGCCGGAGGAAGGCGCCGAACTGCTTGAGCTACTGCACCAGTTCACAGGCCCCACGCTCGCCACCACCAAACCATACGTTGCTCCATCCACGCTACCGCTATGCGACCCAGCACCACCGATCGCCTGGATCGACCGGTGCTTTCTGTTTACCGGCACCATGGCGTACGGCCCGAGAAGCGAATGCGAGGCGCTTGTCGTGGAGCGCGGCGGCCGCATCGGCGCTGGAGTCAGCAAGAAGGTCCATTATCTGATCGTCGGCAGTATCGGAAACGATCAATGGCTGCACAGCACCTACGGTAGAAAAATCAAGAAGGCAGTCGAATTGCGCGACGCCGGCGTCCCGCTTTCGATCATCAGCGAGCAGCACTGGCAAAGTTGCGTATTCGGATAGCAAATTTAGCATTCGCTATTGCGAAATGAATTAGCAGCCGCTAATGTTGTCGCGTACCCACTTACCACGGGATCGCGACAATGGACACAGCACAGCACAGCAGTACCCGCTGCCCGGTCTTTCTGCACCCGGCAGCGGCATCAAACCCTTCCACCGTACGCCGCATCGAACGTGACACCGGCCTGACCGCTCACGTAACCCTGCGCGCCGCAAGACTCAAGCGCCACACCCTGCCCGCCTTCGAGGACTTCGGTCCGTTCGGTGGCGCAGCATGAGCACCTTCTCCCTCACCAAAGGCAGCGAAGCCGCCCTCGGCATGCTCGCCCGCCAATCTGGCAGCGAAACCCTGCTGCTCACCCAGCCAGCCCGCGAGTTGCGTGCATCGCTCACCATCGAGCCGTTCACCGGCCTCGGCGGCGGCATGCTGATGGCCGAGCTGTACATGCGCGAACAGCGCCACAGCATGACCCTGCAGCGCGATGACGGCGCCAACGCCCAGCACCTGGCCGATTGGGTCGAAGCAGTAGCCAACGGCACAGTCGATACCGCTGAGGCGATTCCGCAGCGCGCTGCACGCGTACCGCTTCTGCCTTGCTGCAAGTGCGGCCGCGAGGGCATTGGTTACCAGTACCTCCCGAATGGCAGTAAGCCTCTTTACGGGGTGAAGTGCCGCTATCACGACTGCCACAAGGTTGAAGGTGCTGATACCGAGGCCGAAGCGCACGCCACCTGGAACGCCATCCAGCGCAAACAGCTGGTCGAGCCGAGCGATCTTGCTGCTGCCGCAGCGGCATTCAACGCTGCCGCGCTGGCTCTGAATGCAGAGCCCGACATGGTCAACCACCCGCCGCACTACACCGGCCACCCAAGCGGCGTGGAGTGCATCGAGGTCGCCGAGCATCTGCCGTTCTGCCTGGGCAATGCCTTCAAATACCTGTTCCGCCGCGATGCCAAGGGCAATCCGCTGGAGAACATCGAGAAGGCCATCTGGTACGTCAACCGCCACAACGAGACGTACCCGGAAAAGCCCGAGCTGCCCGAGGATGCCCGCGAAGCGCTCGGCATGGTCGTCGTGCACGAGCCGCACCCATTCAGCACCGCCATGCTGCTGATCGCCAGCCCGAGCCAATGCGGCGGCTATGACGCCTGCATCACCATGCTCGAGCAAGAAGCGGCACGCCTGCGCAGCGGCGCCGAACCGCTGCGCGCAGCCTGAGGCCCGCCACCATGAACCGCACCCTCGACCAGGCAGCCGCCGTGCTCGGCATTGGCCCGCGCAAGCTCCGCGCCCGTATGCGTGAGCTGGGCCTGCTCAACCACGCCGGCGAGCTCATCAGCACCGAGCGCAGCCGTGGCCGGCTGTTCGTCGACACCCGCAGCCGCTGGAACCCGGCCATCAGCACCTACAGCCATTACGGCGTGGTCATGGCCACCGAAAAGGGGATCGGCTGGCTGGCCGAGCAGCTGGGCATCACCGTCACCAAGAAGGACGCCGCCGCATGACCACCTCTGCCAACCAACACGCAATCGGCGCGCTCAAGCTCACCAGCCTGTATCTGGACCACCCCAGCGTGGTATCTGCCGACACCCTGCGCGGCGCTTGCACCGAGGCCATCATCCACCTGCGCGCCAACCAACCGCACGCGGATGACCTTGGCCGGCTCTGGTGCGCCCTGTTCGCCGTGCTGCCGCGCAGCTTTCTGCCCTACGTCACGCTGACCACTGACCCGGCCACGCCATACGCCTGCGTCATCACCGATGCCGCCGGCAACATCGTCGACCGCCAACTGGGCAAGACCATCGAGGGCATCACCGAACTCATCCGCCTGCGCCACACCGCGCCCAGCCCGGCACGCACCACAGAGGGGCGCGGGGAGATGGGAGGCTGCTGTGAGCACTAAACCAAGCAACCGCCGTCCGGCTCCACCCACCGCCGGCGCGGGCGCACCGATCAGCGCCGAAGGCCTGAGCCTGACGCAGGTACAGCTGCTACGTCGCTACACGCGACCCTTCCTGACGCTGACCGAGTTCCGCGAGGAGTACCTGCCCCACTTGGGCAGCGACGAGTACCTGCTGCGGCTGATCCACCAAGGCCGCATCAAGGTGCGCTACACCCGCACCGACATGACCGGTCAAACACCACCCGTTGTTTACCTGCGCGATCTGGCTGCCTGGCTGGACGCCCACGACCCGAGCAACACCCAACCCGCCACTGACCGCGTGGCGTCGTAACCAACCGCAACAAGGACACAGCAAATGAAAGCAACCGACACCAGCGAGTTCATCAACAGCCTCAACGCCGGCGTGTTCGCCGACCAAGTAGGCCGCGCCCTCTCCGACGTCGCCGCAGGCGTCATCGAGCACAGCAAGCAAGGCCAGATCACCCTGACCTTCAAGCTCAAGCAGATCGGCCAGAGCAACCAGGTGGCCGTGTCGCACACGCTTGACTACGTGCAGCCCACCAAGCGCGGCAAGAAGCGCGAAGACACCACGCTCGACACGCCGCTGTACGTCACCGCCAACGGCCTCGAACTGTTCCAGACCGACCCGACCGCGCAGCTGTTCAGCCGCGAAGACGCGCCGGTTAAAGCGCGCGAAGTCTGACCCAGCAAAACCCACTTACCACACAAGGAAGCAACACCATGCCACTGAGCAAAGAAGCCATTCAGCACATCGAGTCCCAGGCCATCATCGCCGCCGCCAAGCCTATCGTCATCGACGGCGGCACTTCCGTGGCCGTGCTGCCGGAAGCGGTCAGCCTGCGCAGCCTCGAGCAGTACCAGCCTCTGCGCGATCGTTTCCGCGGAACACTGCGCACTCATTCGCTGCGCGACTTCACCAAGTACGTCGCCGCCCATGACAACGCCAACCAACCCCGCCCGGGCGGCTTCATCGATCAGGACGCTATGTCCGCCACCGTCATCTTCAACCTGGGCGAGCCCGACCACGCCGGCCACGGCGATGACACCGCCACCCTCACCCTCAAGCCCACCGCCGCCTATGCCGCACTGCAGAGCGTCGTCGGCAAACCGCACAGCCAGCAGGCACTCGCCGAATGGCTGGAGGACTGGCTGCCCAACCTGATGGCGCTGGACGGCAGCACTGACCTGAACATGGTGAAGGCCATCAACGCCGTGCGCCGCATGACCATCAAGGCCACCAGCCAGCGCGACAGCAACGTCGGCGACTTCTCCTCCAGCCGTTCAGCCATGGACGAGATCGAGGCCAAGAGCCAGGAAACCCTGCCCAGCGCCTTCATCTTCACCACCGTGCCGTTCGAAGGCTTGCAGGTCACCACCATCACCCTGCGCCTGTCCGTCATCACCGGCCGCGACGAGCCGCAGCTCAAGCTCCGCTGGGTTGGTGAAGAAGCCCAGCGCGAAGAATTCGCCCGCGAGTTCAAGGCGGTGCTCGAGCAGGAAGTGGGCGGCATCGTGCCGCTGAGCATCGGCACCTTCAGCCTCGGCAAGTAAGCGCAGCACCTACCCGCCGGCCTTACCAGCCGGCGGTTCTACATCAGAGGGACACAGCAATGAACTTCACAACCATCCAGATACTGGCCTTCGTCGGCGCCGTCGCCGCCATGGCCATCGTCTTCGGCCTCGGCTACCTCGAAGGCCGCCGCGCGGCGCGGCAAGACCTCGAACACCTGGCTACCGCCAACCGCCAGCTGGTCGAGAACCTGCGCCACCGCGCCGAACGCGCCCAGCACGAACACACCATCAGCCGCCTCAACGCTGCCCAGGCACTGGAGCACCTGACCGAGGAGCTGGACGCCCTGCGGACCGAACTTGCCGACGCCCAGCGCCTCGCCCTCACCGCAGAGGACGCCGACACCCTCGCCGAGATCGCCGCCAAGCTCAACCTGGCCGCCACGGTGTTCACCAAGATGGGCTCCGAACAAGGCGCCCACGCCAGCAAGCTGGCCCTCGCCGCCATCGCCATCGCTGACCGCTACTGGAACACCACCCCGCTTTCCACCTGGGAGCGCGTAGACGCCACCCTCGGCCCGCAGCCTGCTGCGATGTGCATGTGAGGCGGCCATGAAGAACCTCTATCGCCTCCATCCACAGCCGGCGTTCAACTTCAACGGCCTGGTCATCGACAACTTCGCCGGCGGCGGTGGCGCCTCCACGGGCATCGAGCTGGGCCTTGGCCGCCCCGTCGACATCGCCATCAACCACGCCCCCGAAGCCGTGGCCATGCACGTCATCAACCACCCGCACACCAAGCACTTCTGCGAATCGGTATGGGAAGTGGACCCCCGCGTTGTCGTCGACGGTCGACCGGTCGACCTCTGCTGGTTCTCGCCAGACTGCAAGCACTTCAGCAAGGCAAAGGGCGGCGCCCCGGTGAAGAAGGAGATCCGCGGCCTCGCCTGGGTCGCCATCCGCTACGCCGCCACGGTCAAACCGAAGGTGATCATGCTGGAGAAC